AGAAGGAAAACAAAAAGTTCGCGATGCGGACTTGGCTGATGAGAATGGGCTTCATTGGCGACGAGTTCGCCACCGCAAGAGAAACCCTGACGCAGAACCTTACCGGCGACAACGCCTTCCGCTTCGGCAGGCCTTGAGGGAAGCCGAATCCCAGCCGCCAACAACAGCGGCTGGGGCGGCAAGGCGTATACTACACAAAGAACGGCACATTTTCCCCCGCGAGGTTTTGTACATTTAGCGGCTTGCTATTATCCCCGAAAAGAGTTAATATGTGACTACCGGAACGGAAAACGACCGGAAAACAAACACGGAGGAACGAGCAATGAGCAACATCGAATGGGGAACGGAAACCGACAAGAAGCTGGAGCAGATCGCAATGAAAGCGGACTACGCACTGGAACAGCGCGGTGGGCTGGACACCCGCTGGAACGACACCGAGGACTTCCCGGAGGTGAGCGTCTGGGGCATCCGCGAGATGCTTCGCAAGGCATACGAACTGGGCAAGGCGGAAAAGTAACCGCCGCCTTTCCCCACCTGCCGCCTACGGGCGGCTCAAGGTGGTAGAAGGAGACTTCCTTCGGAAAGGACGATTTACATGGAAAAGAAGTACTACCTTGCCTACGGCTCGAACCTGAACGTGCGCCAGATGAGGTACCGCTGCCTCGGCGCAAAGCCCATCGGCATCACGGCGATCCCCGACTACCAGTTGCTTTACAAGGGCAGCAAGACCGGCGCGTACCTGACCATCGAACCGAAGAAGAACGGCATCGTTCCGATTGCGGTATGGGAGGTCACCGCCGACGATGAGAAACGGCTTGATGCCTACGAGGGCTGCCCGACCTTCTACTACAAGAAGGAAGTCCGCCTGCCGGTGAAGCTGGCAAGCGGCAAGACCAAGAAGCTGACCGCTTTCGTATACATCATGCATGAGGAGCGCAGCCTCGGAATTCCGTCGCTTGCCTACATCCGCACCTGCGAGGAAGGCTATCGGAACTTCGGCTTCGACACCAAGTTCCTCGATGCCGCCTACGAGATCAGCGCAAAGGAGGTGCAGCGATGAAAGACCGCAATAACGAGCCGCGCATCTGCCCGAAATGCGGGCAGGCGTACACCGCCCGACCAGCCCTTTCCCGCGTAGATAACAGTCCGATTTGCCCCGACTGCGGAACGCGTGAGGCGCTTGAGAGCATCGGCGTCGGACGCGAGGAACAGGACAAGATTCTCGGCATCATCCACGAGAAGTACGAAGGCGAAGAATAAGGCGCACAGAGCCGCCACGTTGCAACGTGTGGCGCGGGACGGATATCCTCCAAACGGTATTCCTTTCGGTAACCCGCCCCACACAGGGCGCGTGTGCGGCTCTTGTGCGATTTACAATACGGCGCTGAAATGCAGGCAATGTTTGTCACATTTATTTTGCCGATATTGCTTGATATATCCTTGGTTCAGAGTTAATATGTCACTACCGCAGGAGAAGCGGAATAAACATAAAGGAGCATTCACATGAACATTTTAGTTGTTGAACCGGGCAAGCGTCCCTACGCAAAGGAGATCAGCGGAGAGCTTGAAAGCCTGCAGCAGACGGTCGGCGGATACATTCAGGCGATTTACCCCTTCGATGATCCGGTTGCACTGGTGTGCGAGGAGGAAGCCCTCTACCACCCGGAGCAGAAGTGGAACCGCCCGATCAAGGGCTACGGTGTCATCAAGGGTACGTTCTTCCTTTGCGGTTTGGGCGAGGATGACTTCACCGACCTGCCAGCGGAGCTGACCGAGAAATACACGGAGTTCTTCCGGCAGACATACGATTTCGTACTGGGCGGCAACATCCTGATGCCGATTCCTCTCGACGACTGATATTGAACTGCAGATAGGATAATAGGATTGATAGAAAAAACGGAGGTTAGTTTACCAAGACACATACCTCCGTTTCGCACTCATTTTTCAGTTATTTCAAGTGTTATGTTGTTGCCGAAATTATCCGTTCCTTTAATGATAAGTGTTCTGTTTATCAATTTGAATGCACTATTGTCGGTTGAATAAGAGGATTTAAAACTGCAATTGAAATACTGTGCATCTCCCTCTATGATGATTTCTGCATAATTTCGATTGACATCAATCTGTAAACAAACAAAGAGAATCGCGTTATAATTTTTCTTGTCACATGTTGTGCCCAAAACATGCGCCTGATAACGTTCACCACTATTATGACCATATGATGAATACTGTTTCAATATCTCAAATGGGTTTAGTTTTTTCTCATCCATGTTGATCTCCAAGTTGCTCAATAATTTGCTTACATTATATCAAATTGGGAAAGGTCTGTCAAGTGAACTGTGATTTATCAAAACAACTATTTGACTACTACGAAGTAATATACACAACACCCGACGCACATTTTCCCCGTATCTTCTGTAGTTTTAGCGGCTTGCTATTATTCCGGTTTAGAGTTAATATGTACACAACGGAAGGGCAAAGTCCACCGGAAACTACGAAACACGGAGGAAAAAACAATGATCAGCTACGGAATGGCAAAGGCAAGAGCAATGGCAGGCAGAGACGACTGGAACGAGCGCGAGTCAATCAAGAGTGCGACGATTCTTTGGTACGACACCGAGGAGGAGGGATATGAACTGGAGATTGAGAACGAGGACGACCTCGACGCAGAGGACTTCAGGGCTTGGGTTGAGGAGAACGCCGACAGCCTTGCGCAGGAGGACGCAGCCGCAAACGGCACGACCTTCGAGGGCATCGAGGAGATTGAGTACGAAACCGAATGGATCGACGACGATGCCATTTTTGACGAAGACTACGCAGCCGCCTGCGAAAGCGAATGGGAATGGATGACCGGCAGATAAGCCGGTCGCCCCACCGGGGCGGCACAGCGCCGCCCTGTGCGCGGGCAGCATGTTCCGCGCAAACGGATGCCAGCAGAAATAGCGCCCTACACAGCGCATTTACGCGGCTACTGCGGGCGGGCGTAAAGTACACAAACAAGCGGAAAATACCGCAGCGATCATTGTTATTACTCACACTTGATATATCCGCCGTTTAGAGTTAATATGTGTACAACGGAAGGGCAAAGCCCACCGAAAACTACGAAAAACGGAGGAAAACACTATGTGGCACGAAGGTACGATTGGAGTCCCGAAGGGAGACGGCAAGTACACGGTCGTTCATTACTGGGTGAAAGCCTACGACGAGGGCAGCAAGTACGGAATCGACAGCGGTAGGATCAGCAAGCTGACGCTGAAGATCAGCGGAGAGGTTGTTTACAACTACGACCGGGGGCTGGATGTTCCGCCGCAGAACGAGGCAGCGGAAATGGCGCTGGCGATCCTGATGCACGAATACAACTAAAACACGAAGGCGGCTAACGGAAGGCAGCCGCTTTTCTCATGGAGGTGAGGCGCTTGCGAAAGCTGAAAGATTATACCCCGACCAAGTTCATGGCAGAGGATTCACATTACGACAAAGCCGCCGCCGACTACGCAGTCCGGTTCATCGAGTGCCTTGCCCACACAAAAGGTACATGGGCGGGAAAGCCGTTCGAGTTGATTGACTGGCAGGAGCGCATCATCCGTGACCTGTTTGGCGTTCTGAAGCCCAACGGCTACCGGCAGTTCAATACCGCATACATCGAAATTCCGAAGAAAAACGGAAAGTCAGAGCTTGCCGCTGCCATTGCTCTGCTGCTCACCTGCGGTGACGGCGAGGAACGAGCAGAAGTCTATGGCTGTGCCGCTGACCGACAGCAGGCTGCGATCGTATTCGATGTCGCCGCCGACATGGTGCGGATGTGTCCTGCGCTGAACAAGCGAGTGAAAATCCTGACCTCGCAGAAGCGCATCGTGTACGTCCCGACCAACTCCTTCTATCAGGTGCTTTCCGCCGAGGCGTACAGCAAACACGGCTTCAATATCCACGGAGTCGTGTTCGATGAGCTGCACACGCAGCCCAACCGGAAGCTCTTTGACGTTATGACAAAAGGCTCCGGCGACGCACGTATGCAGCCTTTGTATTTCCTGATAACTACTGCCGGCACCGACACAAACTCTATATGCTACGAAACTCACCAAAAAGCAAAGGATATTCTTGAAGGGCGCAAAATAGATAAAACCTTCTATCCTGTAATTTACGGAGCTCCTGATGACGCAGACTGGACATCTCCCGAAGTCTGGAAAAAAACCAATCCGTCCCTCGGCGAAACCATCGGCATGGACAAGGTCGAGGCTGCCTGCGAATCTGCCAAGCAGAATCCCGGCGAAGAAAACGCATTCCGGCAGCTTCGTCTGAATCAATGGGTGAAGCAGACCGTCCGATGGATGCCGATGCACAAGTGGGACGCCTGCAAGGTCGATTTCGACGCTTCCTTCCTCGAAGGTCGTGTATGTTACGGCGGTCTTGATCTTTCAAGCACCACGGACATCACGGCTTTTGTTCTGGTTTTTCCGCCGACCGACGAGGACGACCATTATTATATTCTGCCGTACTTCTGGCTGCCGGAGGAAACGCTTGACCTGCGTGTCCGGCGCGACCATGTGCCGTATGACCTCTGGCAGCGGCAGGGCTTTTTGATGACGACCGAGGGCAACGTCGTACATTATGGTTTCATCGAAAATTTCATCGACGAACTGGGTACACGGTTCAACATCCGGGAGATCGCTTTCGACCGCTGGGGCGCGGTGCAGATATCGCAGAACCTTGAGGGGCTGGGCTTCACGCTGGTGCAGTTCGGTCAGGGCTACCGTGATATGTCGCCGCCGACCAAAGAACTGATGAAGCTGACGCTGGAGCAGAAGATCGCCCACAACGGACACCCGGTGCTGCGCTGGAATATGGATAATATTTTCATCAAGCGTGATTCCGCAGGTAACATCAAGCCGGATAAAGAAAAATCCACGGAGAAGATTGACGGAACGGTCGCCACGATCATGGCACTTGACCGTGCGATCCGCTGCGGAAACGATACCGGAGACAGCATTTATGATGAAAGAGATTTGTTGATATTGTGATATTGACACTGACGCTTTCTTGATGTAAAATAAAACCAAGGAGGCGATAAATTTGAACAATGCGTATTTTAATGATTTGTTTTCTATTGTTAATTCTAACTTGTTGTCAGCTAAGAAATATGTCAAGATCGCTGTTTGCTGGATAAATTTCACTATGTTTAAAAACACATTTAAAAGCCTTATCGATTCTAATGTTGGCATAAACATTATTATATCAAATACCAAAGCAAACCATCATCATGACAATGAAATTGTAGAATTAATAGATTATTCTAAATCTGTTGGAAAAGAAAATTTATTTATCTTCCGCCATGCCTCGCTTCCAAACGGAGTACTAATGCATGAAAAAATGTGTATAATTGATGGTGAAAAAGTTCTTGTAGGATCATATAACTGGTCACCAAATGCAAGCTATGTAAATTGTGAGAATTTGATTATATTAGAGGATCCTTTTTTGATTAGCAAATTTGAATTTGAATTCTATGAGCTTTTAGGTTTAGATCTTCATTATTATACTGCACAGCGTTTACAGCAACGAACAGGATTAATCTATGTAGCTTCTGTAGAGCAAGAAGGCGATTATCTGTCGAAAGTGTCTTTTTATAAAATAGATAATGGAGTATTTGAATATGATCCGATTGATGTTCTATATCCTGATATTTCATTTTATAATACTCTCATAGGCATTGGTGATAAGTACTATGAAGAATTAGAAGAAAGACAGTCAATGGGAGAACAAGTCGACTTTAGCGAAGCCAACGCGAGGACAGAATTTGAATTACACAAATTTATTACTACTTCTTTTCCATGTTCTTTAAAAGTACCTTATGTTCATGCAATAGGAGTCATTAGACATCAATTATATCATAGAAACTATGAATTTGTAACTTTCAAAATCATATGGAAAAATAGGTTTATTGCTCATTTTATAGCTGATGAATATGATATATGATAAAACAGCCTCTCCATTTTAGGAGGGGCTTTGTTATGTAAAGGAGTGAAGCACATGGGCATTTTCAGCGGACTGTTCCGGTCGAGGGACAAGCCGAAGGACAGCTACGACAGCCCGTCCTACACCTATTTCTTCGGACGGACTCATGCGGGCAAGCGTGTCAACGACCGCACGGCGATGCAGATCATTGCGGTTTACGCCTGCGTAAGAGTGCTGTCGGAGGCAATTGCACAACTGCCGCTGCACGTTTACCAATACACCGATAACGGAAAAGAGCGAGTGCCGAAGCACCCGCTTTATTTTTTGCTGCATGACCAGCCAAATCCTGAAATGACATCGTTCGTTTTCAGGGAAACGCTGATGGCACATCTGCTGATCTACGGCAACGCCTATGCGCAGATCATCCGGAACGGCAGAGGTGATGTCATCGGACTGTATCCGCTGATGCCGGATAAGGTGCGTGTTGACCGCGACGATCGCGGCAGGCTCATTTACCGCTACAGCCGATACGACGAACACAACCCGAATTTCAGGCAGCAGGGCGAGATCATCCTGCCAATGGAACAGGTGCTGCATATTCCCGGCTTGGGCTTTGACGGTCTGGTCGGATACAGCCCCATTGCAATGGCGAAAAATGCACTCGGTCTGGCGGTAGCCTGTGATGAGTACGGCTCGTCCTTCTTCGCAAACGGCGCAGCACCCTCTGCGGTGCTGGAGCATCCGGGCGTGATCAAGAATCCGGAGCGTGTGCGTGAGGCGTGGCAGCGGGCTTACGGCAGCAGCAATGCGCATAAGACAGCGATCTTGGAGGAGGGCATGAAATACACGCCCATCTCCATTCCGAATAACGAGGCACAGTTCCTTGAAACCAGAAAGTTTCAGATCGAGGAAATTGCACGTCTTTACCGAGTGCCGCTGCATATGATCGGCGACCTCGACCATGCTACTTTCAGCAACATCGAGCATCTGTCGCTCGAATTCGTTAAATACACCCTTGATCCGTGGCTGGTACGCTGGGAACAGGGACTACAGAAGGCGCTTCTTTCGGATTCCGAAAAGGGGCGCTATTTCATTAAATTCAATGTGGAAGGTTTGCTGCGTGGAGACTATGCAAGCCGTATGCAGGGCTATGCGACTGCAAGACAGAACGGCTGGATGTCAGCTAACGATATTCGTGAGCTGGAGGATATGAATCTGATTCCCGAAGATGAGGGCGGTAATCTGTACCTCGTGAACGGCTCATTTACAAAACTGGCAGATGCAGGCGCTTTCGCAGAGAAAGGAGGAATTGCAGATGAATAAGTTCTGGAACTGGGTACGCAATGAAGACACCGGCGCTGCCGAGCTGATCTTCAACGGACCGATTTCGGAAGACACATGGTTCGGTGATGAGATCACGCCTGCCATGTTCCGTAACGAGCTTTCAAAGGTCAGCGGCGATCTCACCGTCTGGCTGAATTCTCCTGGCGGAGATGTATTTGCGGCATCGCAGATCTATACGATGCTTCGCAGTCACAAAGGCAAGGTCACGGTCAAGATCGACGGCATTGCTGCAAGTGCTGCTTCTGTCGTTGCAATGGCTGGTGATGAAACCCTCATCGCACCGACCGGTATGCTGATGATTCATAATCCTTCGACGGTCGCTTTCGGCAATAAGGAAGCGATGCAGAAGGCAATCGAGCTGCTTGACGAGGTCAAGGAGAGCATCATCAACGCCTACGAGGAAAAATCCGGTCTGAGCCGCAGCAAGATCGCCCGCATGATGGACGAGGAAACTTGGCTGAATGCGAAAAAGGCGCAGTCCCTCGGACTGGTGGACGGCATCATGTTCGAAAGCGGTCAGCCGCAGCCGAAGCCGGAGGAAGATGAACCGGACGAGGATGATGACGACGACGATATGACAAAGGATGAAGGTGACGGAACAGATACACCTGATGAAGCAGGGGAGAATCCTGATGAGGGAGAAAAGTTGAAGCGTTGCAGATCTGAGGATAGCGCAATGACATATTCAGTTGCTGCTTCTATCAAGAGTCTTATGGAAAGGCTCAACGCGCAGAATGCGCCTGTAAAAGGCGTTCCGTTAGATCAGCTTGAGAAAAGGCTGAATCTGCTTAAAAAATGAGGAGGATGATAATATGACTATTCAGGAACTTATGGAAAAGCGTGCGAAGGCATGGGATACTGCCCGTGACTTCCTTGATTCAAAGCGCAATACAAACGGCCTGCTTTCTGAGGAGGACAGCAAGACCTATGATGCTATGGAGCAGCAAATCGTTGATCTCGGAAAAGAGATCGAGCGTATGCAGCGTGCCGAGCGTATTTCGCAGGAACTCTCCGCTGCAACTACAACACCGCTTGTAAGCACTCCTGGCACTCATGTTGCTGAAACAGAAAAGACAGGTACAGCATCAGACGATTATTCAAAGGCTTTTTGGAATTCCGTCCGTAACCGTAACTATGTCGATGTGAGAAACTCGCTTCATGTCGGCGAGGATACAGAAGGCGGCTATCTTGTGCCAGATGAGTTTGAACGTAAGCTTATTGAGGCTCTTGAGGAGGAGAATGTATTCCGTCCTCTTGCAACACGTATCCAGACATCCAGCGGTGACAGAAAGATTCCTGTTGTAACGTCCAAGGGCGAGGCAGTATGGATGGAGGAGGAAGAAGCTTATACACTCTCCGATGACGCTTTCGGTCAGCTTTCTCTCTCTGCATACAAGGTCGGTACAGCAATCAAGATCTCTGAAGAGCTTCTTAATGATTCAGTTTTCGATCTTCCTGCATATATCGCTAAGGAATTTGCCCGCAGAATCGGTGCAAAGGAGGAAGAGGCTTTTGTTATCGGCGATGGTGTCGGCAAGCCTACTGGTATCTTTGCTGCTACTGGAGGCGCACAGGAGGGAGCAACCTCTAATGGTGCAACAATTACGTTCGACGATATGATCGAGCTGTTCTATTCTATCAAAAGTCCTTATCGTAAGAAGGCGGTATGGCTCCTCAATGAGCAGACAGTAAAGGCTCTTCGTAAGGTCAAGGATAATACCGGTAACTATATCTGGCAGCCCAGTGTTTCTGTCGGTATTCCGGATACTATCCTCAACCGTCCCTATGTTACTTCTGTATATGCGCCTACAATCGAGGCCGGTCAGAAGGCCATCGCCTTTGGTGACTTCAGCTACTACTGGATCGCAGACCGTCAGGGACGCAGTCTCAAGAGACTTAATGAGCTGTTTGCTATGAACGGACAGATCGGCTTCCTTGCTTCTCAGCGTGTTGATGGTAAGCTTATCCTTCCTGAAGCCGTAAAGGTGCTGACTATGAAGGCATGATTACGCTTAATGAAACCAAAATCTATCTTCGTGTGGATCATACAGAGGATGACAAGCTCATCCTCTCGCTGATCGACACTGCCAAGCGACTGGTACAGGACGTCGGCAGAATGGACGATCAGGCACTTGCGGTCAATGAGGAAACCACCCGGCAGGCTATGCTGTATACTGTTTCTTACCTCTATGAGAACCGCAATGGTGCTGACTACCACAAGCTGACGCTCATGCTCCGGTCGCTGTTATTTGCGCAGCGTGAAGGGGTGATCTGATGGAGATCGGAACGCTGAATCAGCGCATCACCTTTCTGGAACACAGCACGAAGATAGACGGCATCGGTAACCACAAAGCCCGGTGGGAGGAAGCCTTCTCCTGCTGGGCTGCCGTGTCCGTAAAGACATCGACGGAAACAACCGAGGCTGGCGTGACGCAGGAAGTTTTATCGCTGGAATTCACTGTCCGGCAGACACCCGATACCAAGCGCATCAATACCACCACGCACAAGCTGCGCTTCCGTGGTCTGGTGTATGATATTTCCGGTGTACTGCCGAATTATAAATCCCTTGACTATATGAAGATCACGGCAGGTACACGAAAGGCTGGTGAGCAGGATGACTTCGATTGACGATATGGCGACGGAGATCATGCGAGGACTGACGGAATATGCAGACCTTGCCGATACCGCCATGAAAGCCGCTGTGAAAAAGACAGCGACGGAGGTCAAGAAGGAAATCTCCGCCAATGCTCCGAAGCGTACCGGCAAGTACCGCAAGAGCTGGACGGCAAAAAAAACGAAGGAGAACAGTCATACGCTTGAAATGACGGTTCACTCGAAAGACCGCTACCAGCTTGCGCACCTGCTTGAAAAAGGTCATGCAAAGCGAAACGGCGGACGTGTATCGGGCAAGCCGCATATCGCCCCTGCGGAAGCGCACGGCGAGGAAATGCTCACACAGCTTATCGAGGAGGCGCTGTCATGACCTATGAAGAAATCAATGAAATGATGCAGGAGATCGGGATGCCGTTCGCCTATCATCATTTTGCCGAGGGCGAGTCTCCGAAACCGCCCTTTGTTATTTTTCTCTCTCCCGGCGAGGACACCTTCGGTGCGGATAACCTGATGTATCACAGCTTCAAGCAGCTTGATATTGAACTGTATACTGACGAGAAGTCGCCCGATGCGGAAAGCCGCGTGGAGGAAGTGCTGACGCAGCACAATATCTATTACACGAAAACTGAAACCTACATCGAGAGCGAACAGCTCTATGAGGTCTTATACGAAATGGAGGTATAACAATGGCACTGCAGAAAAACAAGGTGAAGTTCGGTCTGAACAAGGTTCACTGGGCGAAGATCACGGCATGGTCGGACGATGGCGTTCCGACTTTTGCAACGCCTGTGCGCCTGCCCGGTGCAGTTTCCCTGAGCATTGACGCAAACGGCGAGAATGAGAATTTTTATGCCGATAACAGCGTGTATTATGTCATCAACAACAACGCAGGGTACGACGGCGATCTGGAGGTCGCACTCATCACGACCGACTTTGCAACGGCAATTCTCGGTGAGCAGCTTGATGCAAAGGGCGTTCTGGTGGAGCGCAACGATGCGGAAACATCGCAGTTCGCACTCATGTTCGAGTTTGACGGCGACAAGAACCACATCCGTCATGTGCTGTACTGCTGCTCTGCGTCCCGTCCTGCAACTGAGGGTGAGACCACGGAGGAAAGCAAGTCCGTCAAGACGGAAAAGCTCTCCCTCAAGGCATCGGCGCTGCCTAACGGTCTGGTGAAGTCCAAGACCTGCGAAAGCACTGACCAGACCACCTACGATAACTGGTACAATTCTGTGTATATGCCGACTGCCGCAACCAATAACAGCACCGGCACACGTTCCGCATCGATTAAGTCCGGCGGCAGCACGACCGAGTAAGGAGGTACAGCATGGCAATTAAAAAGACGATCACCGTTGACGGTATCAAGGTTCCGTTCAAGGCGAGTGCCGCTGTGCCTCGCCTTTATCGCATAAAGTTCCGCAGGGATATTTATAAGGACTTCGCTGCCCTTCAGACTTCCGTGCAGGAAGGCGACGAGGAAGGCTCTACCCTCGATATCGAAAGCCTTGAGGTGTTCGAGAACATCGCATACATCATGGCGAAACACGCTGATCCGGAGAACGTGCCGGACAATCCCGATGAATGGCTCGAAGCGTTCAACACCTTCTCGATTTACGAGGTGCTGCCGCAGCTCATTGAACTGTGGGGACTCAACGTGGAGACGCAGGCGGAATCTAAAAAAAACATCGCAAAACTGACCGCCCGATGACAACACCCCTCTTCCTTCTCCGATGTGTGCAGATCGGGCTGTCTCTCTCGGAGCTTGATCAGCTCACGATCGGAGTCGTGAATGATATGTTCACCGAAAAGGAAAACGACGAATATGACGGCTGGTCGGAGGTCGCTGGACAGGCTGATTTCGATGCGTTTTAGTTATTCGTCAAAAATACATTTATCCGGGGTGCATATCTCTGAACTTAATGTTTCTGTATCATAATATTTACCGCATTCTGGACATTTGAATATCGTGGTATAATTATCACAATTAAGACACCAACCTTCAGCAAATCCATGATTCAGATCAATATTAAGTGCGTCAAAAGCTACCATTCTTTCACCACATAAATGACATTTCGCATACGTAACGGCATTTGAAGCAAACACAGATGTAGAAGTAGGGTTATATATCAATCCACAACGGTAGCATCTTTTGTAAGGAAGCATTGTTCTTAATCCTATGCTGCATACTGGACAATAATATAACTTGCCATAATTAGATTCTGCTTTTTCATTCAGCTTTTTTGCGAAAACGTGGTTAGAAAGTAACTTCTTATACTCAGTACTGTGAATGAGATCATTGATAATTGTGTCATTTTCATGCTCTTGAATATCAGTAAGCATTTCTACGATGATGTAAATAAATATGTGTATTATATCATCCTCGATTTGATTAAGCTCGCTGGGTGTAAAAGTATAATTTTGATGTACAAGCTTGTTCCTATAGTTTTGAAATTTTTCCATGTATGCAAAATGACTAGAAAATGTTTTGCTTAATTCTTTATTGCTTTTCATGTAGTTTTTTAATTGTTCAAATTCCTTTATTCTTAGTTTGTTACTTCGGAAGTTATCGTAGATTTGGTCTTTCGAAAGCCCAGCGATAGACTTGACATCAAAAATAATGCGCAAGTCTTCTTTATCTGCTATTTTATATTTCATAGCAAGTTCGAGAGCCATCTGCGTATTTACGATGGATAAGACCTGATCGGCGTAAGATCTTTTTTCAAGCCAGCGATTAAAATGATAAATCGCATCATTGAAAAAGACAATAGAATTTTTTGATAATGAATCTGTAATTATATTACACATAAATAATCACCCTTCTTCAGTATATCGCAGATGAAATTAAATGTCAAGAAAACCGGAGGTGAAACCGCATGGCAAACAGAATCAAGGGCATCACGGTCGAGATCGGCGGCGATACTACCAAGCTATCGAAGGCACTGGAAGGCGTCAATAAAAACATTAAGAACACGCAGACGCAGCTCAAGGATGTACAGAAGCTGCTGAAGCTCGATCCTTCCAACACGGAACTGCTCTCGCAGAAGCAAAAGCTCCTCGCCGATGCGGTGACGGCTACCAAAGAAAAGTTGGAAACTCTGAAAACCGCTGCGGAACAGGCAAACACCGCCCTTGCAAACGGCGACATTTCGCAGGAGCAATACGATGCCCTCCAGCGTGAGATCGTCGAAACGGAACAGGAGCTGCAAAACCTCCAGCGTGAGGCGGAGGCTTCCAGCACGGCGCTTGCCAAGCTCGGTCAGACGGGAGAAATGCTTGAAAAAGCCGGTGACAAGATCGCCGATGTCGGAACGACACTGACCACTCATGTGACCGTTCCTGTTATGGCTGCCGGAACTGCCGCAGTCAAGACCGCAGCCGACTTCGACTCAGCCATGAGCAAGGTCGCTGCTGTATCCGGTGCGACCGGCGATGAGCTGGATGCACTCCGGGACAAGGCTCGTGAGATGGGCGCAAAGACCAAGTTCTCCGCTTCTGAAGCCGCTGATGCTATGAACTACATGGCGATGGCGGGCTGGAAAACCGGCGATATGCTGGAAGGTATCGAGGGCATCATGAATCTCGCTGCCGCTTCCGGCGAGGACTTGGCGACAACCTCGGATATTGTAACTGACGCTCTGACCGCTTTCGGCTTATCTGCTGCCGACAGCGGTCATTTTGCTGATGTTCTGGCGGCGGCATCGTCCAATGCGAACACGAACGTCAGCATGATGGGTGAAACCTTCAAATACTGTGCGCCTGTTGCGGGTTCTCTCGGATTCTCCTGTGAGGATACAGCACAGGCAATCGGTCTGATGGCAAACAGCGGTATCAAGGGTTCGCAGTCCGGTACTGCACTCCGTTCAATCATGACCGCCCTTGCGGGTGATGTCAAGTTCTGCGGTGATGCCTTCGGTGAAATGGAGATCGCAACTACCAATCAGGACGGCTCCATGCGTGAACTGAACGACATTCTTGCAGACTGCCGTGTGGCTTTCGCACAGATGTCGGAATCGGAACAGGCATCGGCAGCGCAGGCGCTGGTCGGCAAGAATGCAATGTCTGGCTTCCTTGCACTGATGAATGCTGCACCGTCGGATATTCAGAAGCTGGAGGGCGCTATTTCTACTTGCTCTGACGAGATTGACGGCTATAACGGTGTCACTGAGAAGATGGCTGCCGTGATGCAGGATAACCTCGGCGGTCAGCTCACCATTCTGAAATCGCAGCTTCAGGAGCTTGCCATTTCCTTCGGTGAAATCCTGATGCCTGCAATTCGCTCTATTGTATCCCGTATTCAGGGACTTATTGATAAATTTAATGCGCTGTCGCCTGCGACAAAGGAAACCATTGTCAAGGTTGCACTTGTAGCGGCAGCACTTGGACCTCTCCTTGTCGTAGTCGGCAAAACAATGGTCGGTGTAGGTAAGCTGATTCAGCTTGTCGCAAACTTGCCGACGATCATTGCAAGCGCAAAGGCGGCGTTCGCTTCCTTCGGTGCAGCCATCGGCGGTATCAGTGCGCCTGTGGTCGCTGTCATTGCAGTTGTCGCTGCACTGGTGGCGGCTTTTGTGCATCTCTGGCGTACCAATGAGGACTTCCGCAATAAGATCACGGCGATCTGGGAGCAGATCAAGAGTATCTTCTCCGGCTTCTGTCAGGGCATTGTTGACCGTATCAATGCGCTGGGCTTCGATTTCAAAAACATCACCGAGGTTATCAAGGCTGTATGGGATGGATTCTGCAAGTTTCTGAAGCCGATTTTTGAGGGGCAGTTCCAGCAGATTGCAAATATCTTCAAGGCTGTGACAGACATCATCCTGAGTGTTCTGGATATTTTCGTCGGTATCTTTACCGGCGACTGGAGCAGAGTGTGGGACGGTATCAAGGGTATCTTTTCTGCTGTATGGAATTTCATCAAGGATACGCTGAAAAATGCGCTGAATATGATCTGCGGTATTTTCGGTACAGATCTTGGTGAAGTGAAGGACTTCTGGGTAGGCGTCTGGACGAGCATCAAGAACTTTTTTGTCAACATCTGGAACGGTATAAAGAACTTCATCACAGGCGTGGTCAATGCAATCAAAAACTTCTTCACAACAATCTGGACGGGTATCAAGAATTTCTTTGTCGGTATCTGGACGTCGATTTATAACTGCGTATCCGAGAAAATTAATCTCATTAAAACTGTTATCACTGTCGTTTGGAACGCCATTCACACAGCGATCAGCACAGTACTGAATGCAATCTGGAATGTCATTTCTACAGTATGGCAGACCATTTACGACTTTATCTCCCCGCTGCTGGAGGCATTTAAATATCTGTTCGAGACGATTTTTGAGGCAATCCATGTAATTATCAGCCGCGTCATGTACTGGATTCACGAGAAGATCACCACGGCATGGGAAAATATCAAGGCTGTTATAACGATCGTGCTTGAGGCGATCAAGTCCGTGATTGAAACTGTATGGAATGCGATTTGTACTGCAATTACAACGGTGATGGACGCGATCAGCAATGTCATTTCTACAGTCTGGAACGCGATCTCCGGCTTCATCTCCGGAGTGCTGAATGCGATCTGGTCTGTGATTTCTTCTATCTGGGAGAGCATTAAAAACCACATCACGAATACGCTGAATGCCATTCATGCGGTCGTGTCGGCGATATGGAATGCAATCAGCGGCTTTATTTCCGGTGTGCTGAACACTATTTCTTCCGTTGTTTCATCTATCTGGAACGGCATTAAAAATACTGTCACCAATATCCTGAATACCATCAAAACAACGATATCGAATATCTGGGACAGCGTGAAAAATGCCGTGAAACAGAAAATCACGGCAATTAAAGACACTATCGTCAACGGCTTCAATGCTGGGGTGAACTTCATCAAGAACCTTGCATCGCAGGCGTTTCAGTGGGGCGCCGATATCATCAACGGTATCGTCAACGGCATCAATAACTCTATCGGCAAGGTAGCTGATGCGGTCAAGGGTGTGGCGAACAAGATCAAGTCCTTCCTGCACTTCTCTGTACCTGATGAGGGACCTCTCACGGATTTCGAGAGCTGGATGCCGGACTTCATGAAGGGGTTGGCGAAGGGCATCAACAAGAGCAAGAAATATGTCGAGGCGGCTGTGTCCGGTGTGGCTGATGCTATGACGCTGACGATGCAGTCTGGGCTGAATGTTGATATGGACGGTATATCCGGCGCTATGATGAACGGCGGCAGTGGTGGCGTGGTCAACAACTACTACAACAACGACAACAGCCGGACAGTGAATCAGACTAACAATAGCCCGAAATCGCTGTCGCGGCTGGAGATTTATCGTATGACGCGCAATGCGCTGAATGTGTAATCCTCAGTGCTTTATACTGATTGAGAACACATCTATCTTATCAGGGATAAGTTCGGAGCATTCACCTGTTTCAATCGTTTCGCAAGAGTATTCCAACATATTATTTTTTTCGGCTAATTCAAGGAATGAAAGAATTTCTGTGAACTGACTCTCGTATTCAGGATATTGATAAACAATTGTTTTAGCTAAACTGTAAACTGAACCCCATGGCGTACTGATATCTCCGAATTCATGGAAAACGCCAGATAGTAATTGCACATATGTAGAATCCTGTAAAGCCTTAAGATAGGTAAATGATGAATTCAAAGGTTTGCAATCAAACGATAATTCTTCGTACTGAATGGGCAAAACACGTTTTCCAGTGTCAAAAAACAAAAGGTAGCCAGGGAAGATGTCATTATTAAGCAACAGATTATAGAATTCTATCATAAAGTTGTGAAGCAGAACAAAATCAGTTTCAGATAAAAATGTAGCATCCAAGAAAAAATGAGTTTCATCATTTCGCAAAGCCTGAAGTTTTTCTAATTGAGATTTAATGACAGTGTCCGAAATATTCAAAAGAAGATGATGGTTGTCTATTAAGCCCTGAAAACCAATCGAATAAAAGCTTGAAAGCTGCGCTTCAGTAAGCGTAGAAAAGAATGTGGCTAATGAAGTCGTAGAAGTGTCTAAAGAGTCGTATGCAGCCCATAATCCGGCGTCTCTACTGCGTATCACAACACCTTTGTTGTTTTGGTCTATCATTATTTGCTTAAGAAAAAGCTCTACCGCATTGTGAAGCGAAGCAACAAATTCTTTTTTGAATTTCAGAGTTGATAAACCATCTAATATTTTATTGTGTGTAGCAATAGCGTTTTTCCATGACTCATATGCATTATCAAGAAGTAGTTTTTTCATCTGATCGCCTCCATATTGAATTTATAGCTCCATTATAACACATTTCGTCAAGAAAAAACAAGGGGGTGTCGTATGTTTTTTCGACTAATTTTAGAAAACGCCAACGGCGACCGTGTTGACATGACCGCCACGGCAAATCAGTATATGACCCCGCGGGTGGAAGGGCTGAATCCTCCCACCGGCACGATCAGCACCTCCAGCTATGCGGGCATGGACGGCAGCTACCTCAACAATGCTTTCATCGATAAGCGGAATGTTGTCATTTTCTTCGAGATGCGCGGCGTGGGGGTGGAAGCCCGCAGGCATCAGCTTTACAAGGTGGTGAAGCCCTCCCGCTACATCAAGATTTACTATGCAACCGCAGGCATTGATGTATTTGCGGAGGGCTATGTGGAGTCCTGCGAGGTACAAAACTTTGAACAGCTTACAACCGGGCAGATTTCTATTCTCTGCCCGGATATTTATTGGTATTCCACGACTTCGGTCATGGCTTACTACTCGCAGATCACGGGAGCGTTCACATTCCCGTTCCCGACCGAAAGCAATCCGGAGCCGTTTATTCTCGGTAAGTATAACACGCAGAACATGATGACCATTGTCAATGACGGTGACGAGATCGGCTTCACGCTGGTGATTGAAGCGCTGGAGGATGCACGTTCTCCTACGCTGTATAACGCGGACACGGACGAGTATCTGCAAATCACCGGAGACATTCTCGCAGGAGATATTATCACGGTGACGACCAAGACCGGCAACAAGACCGTCACGCTTGATCGCGGCGGCGTCAAGACCAATATCATCAACCGGTTTGTTTCTGGCTCAACATGGCTGACGCTGCGGGAGGGCAGAAACCGTTTCTACCTGCGCGGCACCGGACTGCAAAACTTGAAAGTCACCATCGTTCACACCAATGCGTATCTGGGGGTGTAATATGCAGATTGAAGTTTACCGCATGACAGCGGAAGAAGATGCGCTGACGATTACCCTTGAGGCGGTCTGCGACACCTTTTCTTCGCTGCTCTGGGATATTGAATACTACAATTGCGGCAGCTTTGAGGTGTATATTGCCGCTAATCCACAGAATACTGAGATTTTCCAGACTGGCAGAATCGTCGGTCGTGATGATGATAACCAGCACTTTGGCATCATCGAATCGGTGCTGATCAATACAGATATTGAAAACGGCGACTACCTGACAGTGCGTGGTCGTTTTTTGATGTGTCTGCTGGAACGGCGTATCATACATCCGACATATAACATCACAGCGGCAAAGGCATACAGCGAAATAGTCCGGGAGGTCGTGACGCAGAATGCGCTGCTTTCGAATAACCGCAGGATACCGGGGCTTTTCCTCGGAACGGTCTCCGGCACCTGCTGGGAACAGACCGCTACGCTGCAAATCTCATACACGAACCTGATGCAGTGGGTGTATACGATCTGCGAGAAGCTCGGCGGCACGGCAAATATCCGGCTGGTGAAATCCTCCGGAGAGCAGTACCGCATAGTATTCGACCTCTCCGAAGGCGCTGACCGCAGCATTATGCAGGAGGATAATCCGCATATTATCTTTTCCGATGCATACAGCAATCTGCTCTCGTTCAGTTATGAGGAGGACAGCAGCGTCCAGAAGAATTTTGCCTACATCTTCGGTCAGGGCAAGGGTGATGAGCGCAAGCGTACCACATATTGTGACGGTGACGAGCCGACCTACCTTGACAGATATGAAGTGTATGTGGATGCGGACGATATTTCTGAGAAAGAGCAGGTCGAGGGTGAAACAATACCAATTCCGGAGGAGAAGTATCTGGAATTGCTACGCACTCGCGGTTCGGAACGGCTGGTGCTGCCGAAAACAGCATCGGAGTTAGATATCGCAGTACACAACACACAGTATGTATACAACCGCGATTATTTCGTCGGCGATTATGTGACAGTGCAGCATCGGCGCTTTGGCATGATGCAGCCGAAGATACAGCTTATCGGCATGATTGAGGGCTTCGACCAAAACGGGCGCAGCCTGACACCAACTTTCAAGGAGGCATGATATATGGCTTTTTACAGCGGATTTTTCAATTCAAAAGGGCTTGACCGCACCTATACGGCTGAGGATTTTACAAGCTATCTCTCCAGTATCATCTGCAATGGCATCCTCGACACCTACGGGCAAAATTTCAAGCTGACGGCGGCAAACAGTGGTCTTGGCGTGGTTCTCGGAACCGGAAAGGCGTGGATCAACGGGCATTATTTCATCAACGATTCCCGGTATGTGATCGATCTCACATCCTATCAGGACGAGTCTTTGCCGAGATATGTCGGTATTGCGATCTATCTTGATACCACAGAATCTGTCCGCAGTGTTACGCTGAAGCTCTTTCCCGGCACTCCGGCAGAGAATCCGCAGCTTCCTTCTATCCCACAGGATGAAGATCATGTCCGACTTCTGATGTATGCGGTGCGCATGAATCCGGGAGCTTCACGAATTACAGAAAGCGATTGGTTCGACTACCGCGAGGATAGCAATGTCTGCGGTTACTGCAAGTGCATCCTCGGCAAGTGCAAGGTGACGGAGCTGATGTCGCAGATGGCGCAGCTTGTCGCAGAGGTACAGGAGTACAACGAGACCATTGCCGAGCTGACCAATAAGGTCGATACTCTCCAGACCGAAGTCGATGATATCATCGGCGGTATTGTTGAGATCGGTACCTGTGGTGAGAATATCCACTATGTTCTCTATGAAAACGGAAAGCTCCTGCTGCATGGGACAGGGGAGACCTATGATTACGAGATCGGATGTTCGCCTTTCTGGGAGAATGAAAATATCCGTTCACTTGTTATTTCCGAAGGTATTACCGCAATTGGAAATAGTGTATTTGAACGCTGCGTAAATATGGAGTCTGTCAGCTTTCCTACGAGTATTACCGAAATTGGTGAGCGTGCATTCTTTATGTATTCGCAGGGGGGACTTACTGAGATTATTATTCCTGCATCAATTACAGCTATCGGAGAAAAGGCATTTGCTTGTGAATCCCTCACATCTGTAACACTCCCGGAAACACTGACATCACTCGGAACTTATCTGTTCATGAATTCCCATACACTTACTTCAGCTCGTGTAGAATGTGAGGAAATTCCCGGTTTCTGCTTTGTAGGGACACCTTTACAGAACCTTACACTGAGCTACAATGTTAAGAAAATCGGCTCTCACATGATAAACTACACGCCGCTGCATGAGCTCGTTTATGAGGGCAGCCTTGCGGATTGGGCTACGGTTACGAAGGGCGGTAATTGGGATAACAACAGCGGTCAGGGTGATTCCCACGGACTTGACAAGGTTATTTGCCTTGACGGATACATGGAATATGACCGTGAAAACAGAGTATGGACGGAGGTGCGTGAATAATGTGGAAATTCCTTGTAAAGAATCAGAGCATTGAAGTGCTGGAACGTGAGGTGTTGGCGGATCATCAGATTCAGTATGTTCAGTTACGCTTTACGTTTGACGGCGACTGGCAGCGCTTCCATAAGGTCGTTCAGTTCACGCAGCGTGACGAGACATACAGCATTGTTCTCGGTTTTGACGGGACGAGCTGCTATCTGCCTGCGGAGCTTCATGTGGGTGCGGCAAAAATGTCCGTATTTGGATATGATACCGAAAGCGACACGACTGTTCGTGCAACGACTGTGCCGGTGACACTGAATATCCGTCCTTCCGGATTTGTGGGTGATGATGATCCGCCCATTCCGCCGACGCCTGATCTCTACACACAGCTTCTGAAGAAGATCGAGGAAGCTGGACACGGCGCTGACGGTAAGTCCGCCTATGAAATTGCGGTGGAGCATGGCTATGTTGGCACGGAAACCGAGTGGCTGGGCTCGCTAAAGGGCGAACCGGGAGAAACACCAGATATGTCAGAATACCCGAAAACCTCTGAGGTCACGACTATTGTCGAGCGCGAGATTGAGGCGGCAACCGGAGATTTTCATTCTCATGCGAACAAGGTAACACTCGACTGCCTGACTCCGGAACTGATGCAGGAGCTTTCCCGCTTACAGCAGTTCGAGCACAGAACACAGTACGAGATTCAGACCATCAATGAGGAGCTTCTGACGTTGAATGAGCAGCGTCATACACATAATAACAAGGATGTTCTGGACACCATTACCGAGCAGTATTTGCAGGATGAGGCGGCTTTCCGTGCATCGACCAGCAACGCGCTGCACGGACTGTCCACAGGGCTGAGTGAGGTTTCTGCGTTGTCGCATTCTCATGCAAATAAATCCGTTCTTGACAGCATCACGCAGGAAATGCTTGACGGTATTGCAAGCGCGGTGCGACAGGCGCATTCACATCACAACCTCGCAACGCTGAACGGCATCACTGATTCTCATGTTTCCCGTTGGGAAGAGGCATACATCGCAGCAATGAACCTCAATGAGCGTGTCAGTGTCAATGAGGGTGTTTTCGAACGCTTCAAGACCGAGATTCTCTACGATATGCAGGGCTGCCGCACATATATTTCAGATATCCTTACCCGGCTGTCTGCCGTGGAGACTGCTCTGTTCGGCGTAGAGACCGCACTTGCTGATATTGTGGAGGTGACGACATGAGCATCGCAAATTATCTGGCGGAGCTGGATGCGCAGCGCGACCAGCTTGCCCGAAATCTTGTAACAATGGGTGTGCAGGCTTCTGAGTCCGAAAAGCTGAATACCCTCGTGCCGAAGGTGCTGCAGATCCCATCCGGCAGACCGGAGGTGACGCTGTTCTGCAACGGCAATGATGCTCTTACCACATACGGTGAGAGCATCTACATTTTTTATTTTGACGGATATCGCAGCATTGCTGGCTTTGCTGACGTGTATCCGCATTTCTGTTGTGCGGAGAACGCTTATGCGCTTTACTACAATCAGCCGGACTTCAACTGGGGCGCTGTCATTTACACCATGTGTATCACTCCGGTACGCATCACGCCTGCAAGCAGAATTCTGCTTACCTATAAATCTGGCACGACCGATGCAGGTGAAATGTGGCTGGTGCGCAAGAGCAGTCAGCAGATGTCGCCTGCGGAAACGGCAAGATACATCCACGAAAAGCTCAGCGGCGGCGAGGCAATCTCCATTCCGTTCGGCTGGCTTGGCTCCGTTGGCAATTATATCTCCGTCCTGCACGACTGCAGCGGTGTATCTGCTGACGAATATTTTCTCGCGTGGAAAGCGGTGACAGACAATACAAGCCCTATGATCAGGACGGTCAAGGTACTGGAGGTGACAACATGAAAGGAAGTATCTGTACGGTGATCGGTGCGATCGGCGGCGGAATCGCAGCGCTTTTCGGCGGCTGGGATTCCGCACTGGTGACGCTCATCATCTTCATGGGCATTGACTTTGCAACCGGAATGATTACCGGCGCAATGGGCAAGTCCAAACACAGCAAGACCGGAAAGCTGAACAGCAAGGCAGGCTGGTATGGGCTTGCGAAGAAGGGCAGCATCCTCATGCTCATTATTGTGGCGGTGCGTCTGGATATTCTGCTCAACACCAATTATGTGCGTGATGCGGTCTGCATTGCATTCTGCGTCAATGAGCTGCTGTCCATTGTGGAAAATACATCGCTCATGGGAATTCCGTATCCGCCTGCACTGAAGAATGCAATCGAGGTGCTGCAGAAGCAGACCGGGAGAAAGGATGATAAGGATGATTAAGACATACAGTTATACCGATAACACGCAGCTCTCTCCGCACTTCAATGTGCAGGAGTTTCGCTGCAAGTGCGGCAAGGCACATGATTTTCAGCTTGATGATGATCTCATCACCAAGCTGGAGGCGCTCTATGCAGCCCTCAACTGCTCTAAGATCATCGTGACCTCTGGGTTCCGTTGTGCTGCTCATGATAAGGCAGTAAAGGGCAGCGGCACGGGACAGCATACAGTGGGCAAGGCGGCGGACATCTGCTGCTACGGGCAGGACGGTCAGCCGATTTCCAGCAAGACCGTCTGCTGCAAGGCACAGGACACGGGCTTTACCGGGATTGCCAATATCACTGCTGCCTATATCTACACGCACGTCGATGTGCGCTCCGGCGGCAAGTGGTACGGCGATGAGGTACACGGAAACAGCTCTGTCACGGATAATTTCTATAAATACTTCGGAGGCGAGGATATGAAGGGCATCGACGTCAGCGTCCATAACGGCAAGATCGACTGGCAGAAGGTCAGGGCTGACGGCATTGATTTTGCGATTCTCCGCGCAGGCTACGGCAGGCTGGCATCGCAGAAAGATGACCGTTTCGAGGAAAACTATGCAGGCGCTAAGGCGGCAGGCATTCCGGTCGGTGCTTACTGGTATTCCTACGCCATGAACGAGGACGAGGCTCGTCTGGAGGCTGATGTGTTCCTGTCCGTTATCAAAGGAAAGCAGTTCGAGTTCCCGGTCTATTTCGATCTGGAGGAGAAGAAGCAGTTTGATCTCGGCAAAGAAAGGGTGTCTGCCATTATGCGTTCGTTCCTTGATAAAGTGGAGGCGGCAGGCTACTTCGTCGGTCTTTACGGCTCTGCATCCTCGCTCGTGATGCACACTGCCGATGACATCAAGAGCCGCTACACGATCTGGCTGGCGCACTGGGTTGACCAGACGAATTACAGCGGTGCATACGGCATCTGGCAGCATTCTGAGAAAGGCAGCGTGGACGGTATCAACGGAAATGTCGATCTCGATATCGGCTATAAGGACTTCCCCACGATCATCAAGGGCAAGGGGCTGAACGGTTACGGCAAGGAACTGAATCCGCCTGCGCCTGCTGCGGAGGACGGCATCACGGTCGAGGTCACTGTGGACGGTCAGAAGTACAGCGGAAAACTGAATAAGGCATAATATCTGCGCCCGTCGGGATTATCTCGGCGGGCGCTTTTTTATAACACCCCATCAAAATACGTTCTTAATGTCCGTATTATGAAAGGGGCGTTTTTTATGGAAAAACAGAAAATCATTGACGAGATCAATTACTACAAGGCACAGGCAATCACGGAACTGCTCTATGCTAGAGGTATGATCACATTTGACGAATACGACAAATTAACCGATCTGAACCGGCAGACATTCTCTCCGATGTTTGCGGACTTATTACCGAAACCACTTGAAAAATCACCGAATCAGAGTTAATATACGATACTGACAAGGAGGTAAAGCAATGACAGTCAAAACAATAGAAGCACAGCCTGCTGAGAAAAAGAAGCTCCGCGTGGCTGCATACTGCCGTGTCAGTACCGATAATGACGACCAGCGCGAAAGTCTGGAAACGCAAAAGGCACATTATGAAGCGTGGATCAGGCTGCATTCCGAATGGGAGTGCGCGGGTATATTCTATGATTTCGGTATCACCGGTACAAAGGCTGATGTCCGCGACGGCTTGCAGGCACTCCTGTACGAATGCCGCATCGGACGCATCGACTATGTACTGACGAAGTCCGTCAGCCGGTTCTCCCGCAATACCACGGACTGCCTTGAACTTGTTCGTGAGCTGCTTTCTTATAACGTACCCATATACTTTGAGAAGGAAAAGCTGGATACCGGCAGCATGGAAACGGAGCTTGTTCTGGCAATCCTCAGCAGTCTGGCACAGGAGGAATCAGCGTCCATTTCCAAGAATGTAAAGTGGGGCAACCAGAAACGCATAAAAAACGGCAGGTACAGAGCCGGAACAGCGCCCTACGGCTTCACCTTTGACAGTGACGGAAACTATGCGATCATACCGGAGGAAGCAGACATTGTCCGCTTCATTTTCGAGTCCGTTGTTTCCGGCATGGGTGTGCATAAGATCGGCAAGGAACTGGACAACCGGGGTGTGCAGACACGCAGGGGCGGCAAGTGGAGTACCACAACGATCATGGGCATTCTGAATAATGAGAAGTATGTCGGTGACGTTCGCTACAACAAGACCTATACGGACGACAACTTCCGAAGGCACAGGAACAAGGGCGACGTGGACAGTCCGGAAGTGAAAGACCACCACGAGGCGATCATCAGCCGGGAGATGTACGCGACAGCACATGAAGTGCTGGAACAGCGGCTCAGAGAGCGCGGCATCCGGCGCGATGTTGAAAAGTATCAGAGAAGGTTTGCTTTCAGCGGCAAAATCATCTGCGGGGAGTGCGGCAGCACGTTCAAGCGTCAGGTGATTTCAAGCGGAATCAGCTGGTGCTGCAAGAAACACATTGCAGATAAGGATAGCTGTTCGATGAAGTTTATACACGAGGAGGCTTTCCAGTCTGCGTTCACCACGATGCTGAACAAGCTCATATTCACCCGGAAGATACTGCTCCGACCGTATTACAATGCGCTGCGCGTGGCAGGCAGTGACGAAAACCTTCAGCGTATAATGAGCCTGAAGGAGAGCATCCAGAAGAATTCCGACCGGAAATGCGAACTGAAGAAGCTCCGTGTAAAGGGCATCATTGATGCAGTCATGTATACGCAGGAGCTGAACCGCATCGAGAAGCAGAACGAGGAATCCCGCAGAGTAATACAGAACCTCGGCAATATCGAATCCGGTCTGATGCTGCGTGAAACCGAAAAGCTGCTGCACTTTATCGATACAGCGGAAGCGCAGGACGCCTATAACGAGGAACTGTTTATTTCCTTTATAGACAGCATTATTGTTTACAGCAGAGACAGTGTCGGCTTCAAGCTGAAATGCGGGCTGACATTGAAGGAGGCACTATGTACGGATACAAGATCATAAACGGCAAAGCTTTCATCGACGAACAGGAAGCCGGAATAATAATCAGCATTTTCAATGGCTACATTTCCGGGCTGAGCATGAAGGCGGCTGCGGCGAATGCGGGCGTTCTCATGCAGCACAGTGCTGTCAAGCGAATCCTGATGCAGGACGCCTACATCGGCACCGACTACTATCCGGCGATCATCAGCAGGGAGACCTTCGCAAAGGCAACTGGCAGAAGGCTGCATCGTGCAAATCTGCACGGCTGCGAAAAGCGGTATACCGCACCGCCTATACACAAGGCGTTCGAGCTGGCAGTGGCGGAGACGCATTTCGATGATCTGGCACAGCAAGCCGAATACATTTATAGTCTGATAGAGGTGAAACCATGAAAAACATGACGGTCATTCCGCCGAAGCCGCAGAAAGGCAATGCGGCAAGGAAGGAAGAAGTGAAAAGACTGCGGGTAGCGGCATACTGCCGTGTCAGCACGGACAATGAGGAACAGGCATCAAGCTATGAGGCGCAGATTCAGCATTACGAGGAATTCATCAAGACGAATCCGGAGTGGGAATTCGTCGGGGTGTATGCTGACGAAGGCATCAGCGCAACAAATACAAAAAAGAGAGAGCAGTTCAACACTATGATTGAGGATTGTATAAAAGGCAGGATTGATATGATATTTACAAAATCAATCAGCAGATTTGCCCGTAATACGCTGGACTGCCTGAAATACATCCGAATGCTGAAAGAGATAAATATTCCTGTTTTCTTTGAGAAAGAATCAATAAACACAATGGATTCCAAGGGAGAAGTCCTGATAACCATTATGGCATCACTGGCACAGCAGGAATCGGAGTCGCTCAGCAAGAACACGAAAATGGGAATACAGTATCGCTTCCAGCAGGGGAAAGTAATGGTCAATACCCGAAACTTCCTCGGCTATGACAAGGACGAGGAGGGACATCTGATTATCAATCCAACTGAAGCAGAAATTGTAAAGCGAATTTTTCGTGAATACCTTGAGGGTGCAAGCTGCATGAAGATCGCCAGAGGGCTGGAACGTGACGGCATCTGTACCGCACGTGGAAATCCACGCTGGCACGACAGCACCGTCCGCAAAATACTGGAGAATGAGAAGTATATGGGTGACGCGCTCCTGCAAAAGACCTATACCATAGATTTCCTAAACAAGAAAAGGGGAAAGAATAAC